GCATTGAGGTGCTCCAGTATTATGGATTCCCTGTTCCAGTCCCTACTCGTGCCTGGTATCGCCGTTTGAAGCGCGGAGACACGGGAGTTTTCAAAGATGAACTGGAACGCTGGGGTAACTCGGTAGTATCGCCTAGACTTGGATGTGTAGCACTATGCCAGTCTGAGGATGGTTATGGCTTGGCAGTATGGGTTGATGACGGATGGCTGAGTTTCGTAGGATTGGAGGTGAGATGGAGTCCCATCGACGCCCTTCGGGTCGTCGGGTGTTATTGCCCGCGGAAGTAGAGCTTTGTAACACTGTTGGGCTTACCCAAGATGAGTATTTTCACTTCCTTGACTTAACAGATTCTTTTAATGGCAAGCGGTCTAAAGAATACGACCTTGTCCCCGATGTTCGCAATGGGCCGACAGCTATAGCGATTACGTCACTTGTAATCGGTTTGGCGTCTTCAGCCGTGAGTGTTTTATTGGCACCCAAGCCTAGGGCTCCTGAGACAAGAAGGGCGCTGCCTGCTATCCGTACAGAGGACATTACGGGCCAAAGCCGGTTTGCGCCGCAATCAAATTTCAGCTCTGTTCAGGAGTTAGCCACGCTTGGAACGATTGTGCCTTTGATATTTACGCGCAGAGGGGTGCGTGTAAATGGCCAGCTTTTGTGGTCGCAGATGCGTTCCAAAGGGTTGACTCAACAGTTAAATGCGATTTTTATGTTTAGCGCTGGCAGACTAGCCGTAAAACCTGATTACGAAGGTTTTGCCATTGGCGACTCTTTGCTGGAGACTTATACAGGCGACAAGTTAAATCTGCTTTTCAACGTGGGCGGAGGACGCCTAAGGCGCGGTAGTGCCGCTGAGTACAGCGAAGGCAAACTAAAGCCCCCATCTGAAGCGCCAGACGTTTTTTCATATTACTGGGATCTTACGAATAGATATGAAACCATTTTCTGTCAGACACGACTTCCCTCAACGCAAACCCAATTTGGGGCATACTCCCCTATGCCAAATGGGCAGCGTTTTAAGGTAGGCTATGAGCTGGTGTTAATACCCGATGGGAACAAAAATGCAAAGGAGGATGCCCGCAAAAAGAACGACAAAATTAACGCAAGGTTCCCGCGACGTTGTAACGTCTTATCCGTAAACAACTCTCAAATTGTGTACCGAATAGGCGACAATGATGAGGGTAATAAGTTTGAGCCTTGGGGCGTAGAAGATGTTCGCCAAAGCGTTCAGTCTACGCGAATTGATGCCGATGCAAGTTTAAGTGTTGGCGAAATGTATTTAGCAGGGACAAAGCTTGCCGTATGTACACACAAGAGTACTAATACTCCATGGCGGCCAGGTTTAATCAAAGAGGTTGAATTGGACTGGACTGAAGGAAGAGGGCTTTTAGACGTAACCACATCACTAAGTACATATCAAGCAGATCAAGTATTGACGATTCAGCGTGCCGCTATTGCGACAGTTACTACGTCAAGGCCATGCGACGCAATTGAAATCGGAATCAAATCAACCGTTTTCCGGCAAATTAATGGTTTTGCAAATGTAAATAGCCACCCAGACGAAGATACGATCAAGAAGTATGAAAAGGGCGGGGGCAGCTTCACGCTTGGCTCGGTCAACAAATACATCAGCCGATACAGCTTTTTCAAGCTCCAGAGGAGGCGAGCTGGTACGGGAGCCGCTTGGGTTGATTTGCTCCCTGGTGAAGTATTTGGCGTAAAGGGCAACACCCCTCAAGCGCAGTACAACTCAATACAAATCTTTCACAGCAAGGCGTATAACTGGGAGTATCGCCTGCACCCTTATCCAGGCAATCAATTCAGAAAAGATTTTCTTAATAGGAGACATGTGAATTTACTAAATCCAGGGTCGCGTACCAAGTTTGTTGCGTTTGGGATCTAAGGGGCGAAGGTTTGCTTCTGGAAAATGACGCAATCGCTGACTATATCGTGTATGACCAAGAAAACAGCAGCCATTTAGATTCGCCAGAGCACGAAGTGACATTTGTAAACGAATATACTTTGAACGATAAACAGCCAAATTACAACAACTTGGCCACCGCTGGGATAAGGATCGGCAGCAGCAGAGAATGGTCAAACTTTGATCAATTCTCTGCATTCTTTAAGAGAGGCGTCATAACTGAAAAGCTTTTAAGCGCAGGTCGTGATTCTGTCAACATCTTGCCAGAAATCGTTTACGCCCTTCTGACTGACAACAAGCTGGGCGCTGGATCGTTAATCGGCTCTGAACAGGTAGATACCGCAAGGCTGACGGAGGCTGCTCGCTTCTGCCAAACCAATAACTTTTTCTGGGACGGCATTATATCGGACCGCCAAAACCTGCGCGAATTTATTTTTGAGAATGCAGCATATTGCCTGCTTGACTTCACGATCATTGGAGGTCGGTTCAGCCTATTCCCCTCGGTCCCAAGTCTTAGCGCCAGCGCAAAGCCCGACGTAAAAGCGTTGTTTACTGACGGAAATATCAGAAATTTGCAGGTCAGCTTCCTTGGTCCCGAGGAACGTCAGTTGTTCAAGGCTGTTTGCTTGTGGCGTCAAGACACGGAAAATGGATTCCCGCAAACTCGAACACTGCAAATCAGTCTTAAAGCTGGTAGCAAAGCAGACCCAGAAGAGGTGTTTGACATGAGCGGGTTTTGCACATCAGAAGAGCACGCCCGTAAATTTGCCAAGTTTGCGCTGAAGACACGAAAAGAAATAGACCATGGTGTCAAGTTTGAGACAACGCCCCAGGGTGCAATGGGGTTAAACCCCGGCGATTATTTCCGCGTGGTCAGCGAGGCAACGCATACATCACGTTTTGACAACGGCAGCATCTCCAGCAATGGTGCAATTTCATCCAAGGGCCTTAGCAACGGGAACTACTCAATTTATTACTGGAAGCCGAGCATGACTGGAGTCAAAGAAGATACCCTCACCGTGAACGGGAACAGCACTAGGCAGGGTGCTCTTTTCGGGGCAGTGTTTACCATCAAAAACTCGACAACAACAGATCGGGTCTACAAGGTGGAAAGTCTGTCTTATGCAGAGGAAGGGCTGGTCGAAATCGCAGGAAGCCACGTCCCACTGACAAGTAGCGGTACGCTGGAGGTGTTGAATTGGACAGACGACCAGTTTATTGAGGAGTCCTACTGATGTCTGCAGTGCCTTTCCCCAACGTCGCGCCTTCAGGCAGGCGGTACACGCCAGGAGACTTTCCGCAGACGGAGTTCAAGTCCCAGAATGGAACGCTGACGATTTTGCGTTATGGCAACCGCAGGGTGGACTCAACGCTGTCTCTGGAGTTCCGCAACATCACGGATGAAAACGCTGCCCTGATCCTCGAAAATTACGAACTTGTCAACAAGACCCTAAATCACGTCACCTTCACCAAGGCAACTGGCGCGGCAGGAGCTTCGGGTGACTTGGTGGGTTACTTGCGGGAAACGAACGGGTCAAAGTTGCAGTGGCGTTACGCCCAACCGCCGCAGGTGACAAGTGTCTTCAAAGGCCGCAGCACGGTCCAGTGTGAGTTTGTCGGGTCGTTGATCGGTTGACTGTTATACTAAAGCTAAAGCCTCCGCTTATCTAGGACAATGGCCATCTATACAGGTGTAAATGGCAAGATTATCTTTGATGGCGACAGCCAAGTAAGGGTTAAGAGTTGGACGCTTGATGCAAGCCTCGCCATGCTTGACACCACCGAGCTAGGCAAAGACGCTGTATCAAACGAGGCGGGGTTAAAAAGCTTTAGTGGAACCGCAAACATTATGTACCACAACGATAACAATAGGCTAGCAAGAATGCTTGATAATATCTTCACAAAAGACGCGCCAGTCAAGTCTCAGGTTGAATTTCAGTGGGGCGACAAGACCATTAAGTTTAACGCTTTTGTGACCAGCGCTTCTTTGTCAATGGCGACCGGCGAAATCATGACCGCCGACGTTACCTTTACATCCGCTGGTGACCTGCAGGGAACGCCTACTCTCTAAATCATGGCTGTACTGCTCGGCGAGATCGGCAAGATTGAGCTTCGCCGTACCAACTTAGAAGACCCGATCACAGCCACCATCAAGCCGTCTGATGTCAATGCAGACAAAGACCGCTTCAGTTTTGAGTTCCCGCTTGGCCTTCTAATTACAGGCGATCAAGTCGAGATCAAAACAACCGGCTGGCCAACCAATCAGGTCTACAAGGACGGGATTTTTTATCTTTTCGTTGACGAGATTGGTGCGATTCGCCTGTACCAAACATTTGACGAAGCGATCTCTGGCGAAACGACGGGTCGCATTGACCTCGTTGTGCCAAACCGCAATATCCCCATTTCAGTCAATATCCGCAACAACAATGAACGGATCCTTGGTCAAATCAGCAGTTACTAAGTAAACACCCAACGCGAGGCGATTGATGTCACGTCGCTTGCCGACGAGTTCAAACGCGAGTATTCAGGGCTGATCAGCGGCAGTGGGCGCATAACTTGTTATTTCGATTATGAGCGCCGATTCAACGATGCCTTGATTAAGGGCGAGTCTGCCGGTGTCGTCGAGATGCCCATTTACCTCAACCAGCTTTTACTACGCACCAAGATTGGCAGCGAGTTTTGGGCAAAGGTGACTTTGGTAGGCCGTGGCTTAAAGCCGGGCGGCAAGCGTGAAGACTTTGACGATGAGGTCTGGTACGAGTTCTATGCCCGCATTACCAACGTGGGGATGGTGTTCACCCCAGGCGAGCCAATTGAGTCAACGATTGAGTTTGTAACAACAGGTGAGATCGCACTGCGTACGCGGTTCGTGTCGAATTACCTGCTGCAGGAGCAGGCTGCAGATCGCATCCGTCAAGAGGCCAACCAGTCTGGCTTCATCGAGGTCGAACAGCAAGATTAAAAGTCTTAGACTAGAGCTAACAGTGTCTGCATCGTAAGTAGTGGCTGACCTCAGAATTTCAGAGCTTCCGGTTCTTGCTCAGGCGGATGCGGAAGCTAATGACGACATTGCCGTCGCGGATAATTCTGCCAGTGAAACTCGTCGCCTTACGATCAAGGGCCTTGTCCAGCAAGGTGTTGTCAACTTAATTGATGATGCCGTCATCCCAGGCGGCAAGCTAGTCAATGACAGTGTCACTGCAACCCAGATTGCAGCCGATGCCGTTACCGCGTCAGAGCTGGCTGACGACGCCGTCGATACAGCAGCAATCGTTGACGATGCTGTTACAAGCGCAAAGATCGCCACTGGCGCGGTAGATACAACCGCTTTGGCGGACTTAAACGTCACTACAGCAAAGCTTGCTGATGCGGGTGTAACGAATGCCAAGCTTGGAACTGCTGCTGTTACCGGCGCAAAGATTGCAGCAGACACGGTTACAGCTGCAAACATCGCGGCCAATGCCGTTACTGCATCAGAGCTGGCGGACGATGCGGTAGATACAGCAGCCATCGTTGATGATGCTGTTGTTGGTGGCGCGGGCGTAGGCGCAAAGATCGCGCCAAACACAATCACCGCCGACAACATCGCAGCAAACGCCGTTACAGCCTCAGAGCTAGCGGACAACAGTGTTGACACTGCGGCCTTGGTTGATCTTTCGGTTACTGCTGCAAAGATTGCGAATGACACCATTACTGCAACGCAGATTGCTGCAGATGCGGTTGGCGCGTCAGAGTTGGCCGACGATGCGGTTGACACAGCAGCAATTGTTGACGCCGCAGTTGTTGGCGGCACTGGTCTCGGTGCAAAGATTGCCGCTAACACGATCACTGCAGACAACATTGCAGCGAATGCGGTTGGCGCATCGGAGCTAGCGGACAATTCTGTTGATACGGCTGCAATTCAGGATGACGCCGTTACAACAGCAAAGATTCTTGCCGGTGCTGTTACAACCACTGAAATTGCCGCCGACACAATCGTTGCAGGCAACATTGCGGCGAACGCGGTTGGTGCGTCTGAGCTTGCGGATGACGCAGTTGACACCGCTGCGATTGTTAATAACGCTGTAACGACAGCAAAAATTGCGGCTTCAGCCGTAACAACTGCTGAGATCGCTGCTGATGCGGTAACCGCTGCTGAGATTGCAGATAACGCTGTTGGTACGGCAGCTATTGCAGCAAATGCGGTGACAGCCGCTGAGATTGCTGCTGACACGATTACTGCAGCGCAGATTGCCGCTGATGCCATTACATCGTCGGAACTTGCCGATGCTTCGGTTGATACTGCTGCAATCATCGACCTTGCTGTTGTAGGCGGGACCGGAGTTGGAGCAAAGATCGCGGCCAATACCATCACTGCCGATAACATCGCAGCCAATGCCGTTGGATCATCTGAACTTGCCGACGATGCAGTAGATACCGCTGCGATCCAGGACGCAGCCGTAACAGGCGCAAAGATTGCAGCGGATACGATCACCGCTGCCAACATTGCTGTTGATGCCGTTACATCCTCAGAACTAGCCGATGCTTCTGTTGACACCGCTGCGATCATCGATGCTGCAGTAACCGGCGGCACCGGCTTGGGTGCAAAAATTGCACTGGACACGATTACCGCCGACAACATCGCCGCAAATGCGGTTGGTGCGTCTGAACTGGCTGATGATTCTGTTGACACTGCAGCAATCGTTGATGCTGCTGTCACTGAGGCAAAGCTCGGCGCAAGTGCTGTAACGACCGTCAAGCTGAACGATGACGCTGTAACGAATGCAAAGCTTGCTAATGATGCTGTCCTTACAGCAAACATTCAAGACGCTGCAGTAACAACCGCCAAGCTGGCAAATAACGCTGTTACCGCTGCAATTATTGCCACCGACACGATCACGTCTTCGGAAATTGCAGCAAATGCGGTTACTTCCAGTGAGCTGGCTGACAACGCTGTTGACACCGCAGCCATTGCCGCAGGAGCGGTCACTGGCGCAAAAATTGGAACCGACACAATTACTGCCGCCAACATCGCAGCCAATGCCATTGGTGCATCTGAGCTGGCCGATGATTCAGTGGACACGGCGGCCATTGTTGCGAATGCCGTTACATCAGCCAAGATCGCAACCGACACGATCACTGCAACCAACATTGCCGCAAATGCGATCGGCGCATCAGAGCTGGCAGACAATGCAGTTGACACAAATGCGATCGCTGATGCTTCCGTTACTGACATCAAGCTGGCCACCGGGATTGATGGCGCAAAGCTGAGTGACGACACGGTAACTGCTGCAAAAGTTCCAACCACATCCTTGGACCGTGGCTTGGACAAGACCAGCGGCAGCATCGGCATTGCAAATTCAGTTACCGGCGCAACTCACAATGGCATCACCTTTGACGACCAAGGTTTAATCACTGGCACGTCTGATCTGTTGCCTGCAGATTTGCCTGAAGCAACTACCACCGAGCTTGGCGGTGTGATTGTCGCGGCTGATTCCGGCTTGGCTGTGACTGGCACGGGCAGCCTGAGCATTGCCAACTCAATCACCGCTGCAACGGTTTCGGGAATTACCTTCGACGAGTTTGGCAGCATTACAGCTGCAACAAGCCTTGTCGGTACAGATCTGCCGGTCGCAACCACCAGCACTGTTGGTGGCGTGATTGTTGATGCTGCTGGCGGCTTGGAGGTTGATGGCTCAGGCAACATCAGCCTGCAGGATAGTGGTGTTACAGCGGGCACTTACGGCAAAACCACGGTGAATGCCCAAGGCATTGTTACTGCAGGGCAAAGCCTTGAAGCCACCGACATCCCAGAAATTGGCGCAGAAAAGCTGACCTCTGGCACGTTGCCGATCGCCAGGATTGGCGCAAATGCCGTGACTGGCGAAAAGCTCGCCAACTCTTCAATTTGCCAAATCGGTGGATCGGATTCTAGTGAAGGCGTCGTCACCTTCCCAACGGCAGAGTTCACGGGCCAATTTTTCTATGACTCCCGAAATGATGACCTGTACGTCTTCGATGGCAACGCCTACCAGCCAATCACCATCACTAGCGGTGAGATCATCTTCTCTGGAACTTATGACGCATCAACAAATCTTGTTGCATCAGTAACGACTGCGGGCCAAGCCGCTGGCCTTACCGCTGGAGCAGCACTACCCGCCGCAACGGCAGACAACCGCCAGTATTACCTGGTCGTCAGTGAGCTTGGTACGGGCACCGCGCCAGCGCCTGCCGTTGCAC